CTTACGGCCTGGACGACTGCTACCTCCGGTGCCAACCTCACCAAGTTTCTTGGTGGGGAGAGCTAAGTTAATGGCAAATAGTGTCCACCACAATGGGCCTATTTCGCAAGAAATAGGACTCCATGCGGTGGGCATTGCCGGTGTGTGGATTGCCTTAGGTTGTATCCTTTGGCAGTTCCTCACTCTTAGCCTTGGCGACCTGTGGGCTGCGATCAGAGGAAAGTATCCTCTGGCCGACGACCTGTGGGGTTGGGGAGACTCATGACAATCAGTGCCTGACTCCTTCTAGAAGGGAGGAGGGGCATGAAAAGGATCATGTGTCTCCTGCAGGAGATTCTCCTTGATAGGGGAATCTGGTGTGGCGTCAGCACCGGCAACGATTTCAAAAGAATCGTTGCCAGGGTCGAACGCGAGGGGTTATCGTTTCTCACGATTACCCTGGCGAACTATGGAAAAGGCTTCGAAAAAAGCCTTGACCAAGGGTTCGTCGTTGGTGAGATGTTCTCTATCTCCGCGAGGAGTAGAGAGCATCCTGGTCTCCCGGCCCTACTGGCGGGTTTCCTCCAACTCGTGTTCGAGTCTGACTCTGGACGGTTGCTTGATGAACCGTCGCCAGATGCCATCCAGGCCATTCGTCAGGTTACCCTGATGTGGGCCAAGATCTCGGCTGATACAACCGAAGATCGAAGGATGTTCACCTTGCGGCAGTTCCTCAAGTGTGAGCAGGAAGTGCGCCAGGCGGATGCTAACCGTACTGACCTTGACCTAGTCAGGTTCAAACGGATAGCTACGCTGCTTTGGGCTGATGTGTTGCAACCCGTAGATGAAGATATCTTCTACGGGCGCATCGTTCCAAAGCACGGCCCCGGAACTACGGCTGAGGGTATCGTGGGAAACCACAAATACAATCAGACGGAGTGGACGGAGCGGCTGGAGAGGGTGTTTCCCATGTTGGATCACCTCTTCCCGTCATCCAGCTACTATAAGCAGCTGGACCAGGTGCACCTCCTCGAACCTGGTGCGGAGAGACCCGTAAGGGTCATCACCGTGCCTAAGACGCTCAAATCGCCACGAGTTATTGCTATCGAGCCCCTTGCTATGCAGTATGCACAGCAAGGTATACTCGAAGCTCTCGTTGGCCAGTTGGAGGGGCCTAACAACCCCCTTCGCTGGCTGATCGGCTTTCAAGACCAAACTCCTAATCGGAGGATGGCCGAGGAAGGCTCCCTTTATGGGGAGCTGGCAACGCTGGATCTCAGCGAAGCTTCCGATCGCGTTTCGAATCAGCTCGTACGAGAGATGGTTACTCACTGGCCAAATGTTGCATTGGCCCTTGATGCTACCCGCTCTCGGAAGGCTGATGTGCTTGGCAAGACTTATCGTCTTGCCAAGTTCGCGTCTATGGGTTCGGCCCTTTGCTTTCCCGTGGAAGCGATGGTTTTCGCAACCATCATCTTCTGCGCGATCGAAAAAGGGCTCAACCGCCAGTTGACGAAGAAGGACATTAAGTCCTTCCATCGTCGGGTGCGCGTCTACGGGGACGATATCGTTGTCCCCGTGGCTTTCGCCGAACTGGTCGTATCTGAGCTCGAAGTTTTTGGACTTCGAGTCAATAGAGGCAAGTCTTTCTGGACTGGTAAGTTCAGAGAGTCTTGCGGACGGGAATATTACGACGGTCACGACGTATCCATCGTTCGTGTTCGTAGTATGTTCCCTTCCCGACCAGAGGACGCTCACGAGCTAATCAGCACAGCCTCCTTGCGTAACCAACTGTACTTCAGTGGTTACTGGAGGGTCTGTGCACTGCTCGACAAGTGGATAACGGACCTGATACCGTTTCCACATGTTGGGCAGGATAGCCCGGTGATAGGCAGACACTCCGTACTGGTCCCGTATGAGACTCAGCGGATGTGTCCTAGGACTCACGGCCCCCTTGTTAAGGGCCGTGTTGTCTTGGCTGAGATTCCTCCAAGTTTCTTGGAGGATCACGGTGCACTACTCAAGTACTTCCTCAAGAGGGGTGATGAACCCTTCGTTGATGTGAAGCACTTGGAGCGTTCCGGACGTCCTCGTTCCGTCCGCACCAAGAC